GCACCAACGATAACCACTGGTTATTTCCATGACTCCATGAGGAAAGTCGTCATTAGCTGGAAAGCAAACAAATAATCCAGGTTCTGGCTTTACTAAAAGATCTTGATTTGGAAAGTATATTTCTCCGCCATCAAAATCGTCATTGTAGTAAAGGACTGAACTAATATCTCTTGATGGATGTCCAGCTCCTGTTTTAAAGCCAACCTTTTCATTTTGAGCGGATCCATGATCAAGATGCACTGGCATTGAATCACCAGTCTTCATCTCTACTACACTACATAATCCCTCATCATAAACGCTACAATTAAAAGAAGTTTCTATAATATTTTTTATTTTATTATAGTAGACTTCAAGCAAGTTGGGCAACGTTTCACTTCCGTTTCCAGTATATACTCCATATGGAGAATATCCAGTTTCATCAAGTATAACTGGGGTATTTTTTAAATAAAATGTAATTTGTTCTGAATCTTTTTTATCTAAAATATTTTTTATAATATAAATCTTGTCCATTTTATTTTAACCTCTTGTCCATTTTATTTTAACCTAGAGTATAATCTGTTTCATTAACGAAAATCCAGTATCTAGAAAAAATTCTTTGGCCAGGAGTAAAACCACCTTTTACCGCATGAATCATATAGCTTAAGTCTACAATTAACAAATCGCCATTAGACCACTCCCACCAATTTTGAATATTTACATTATCCTCTACTTGTTCTTTATACCAAACAACAATTTCATTAAATAATTTAATGTCTTTTTTTGATGGATGTTCTTTATTTACAGAATAAAGAACATCTTCATAAATGGGATAGTTTGGAGAAAGTCTAATAATTTTTTCATCTTTAATTCTATGATTTTGTATACATTTTCTTGGTAAAATATATACACCTTCAGTCATTACGTCGCACACGTCTAAGAAAGATTTCCATTCAACAGGCATTTTGTTATACAAATCAATTGCACTTACAAAACCTGTATTTCCTACACCTGTCTCACATTCAAAAGACAACATATTCCAAGAAGCTGCTACCTGAGGGTGTTCTTTTTTAAGATGTTCCAGATGCCACGGAATAAAAATTTCATTTTTAGACATTAATTTAATATTTTTATCAAAAGTAAAAGAATGATCTTCGTTGTCTTGTGGAGAAATGTAATTGCAATTTAATTTTTTAGCAAATAATTTAGTAATTTTTTCCTGCTCAAAAATATCAAAAAAACTTCTCCTAAAACATACTAAACCATATTTTAAAAATAAACTAAAGTACTTATCAATATTTTTTTCAATATCATCAAATGATAATTCATCCATATAAGCCTGTTTAATCATTCATAAAACCTTAGTTATTGTATAAAAAGATGGTGTAGTATATCTTTCTCCCGAGATAATACACTTTACACCGTGAAGGTAATTAATGTCCCCAGGGTGAGCAACCGCTAAGCCTGGTTCCGGCTTTACGACTAAATCGTAATCTGGATAGTACAGCTCTCCACCTTCAAAGTCATCATTATAGTAAATTAAAGAATTTATATCATACGTAGGAAAAGGATTAGGTCTTCCATCGTTCATCTGCTTGTCGGCATGGGGTCTCTGCTCCATCCCAGGACGCCATTTTATTATCACTGGTGGTCTTGTCGACAGTTCTACTTTAAAAGAATCTTCTAAACATTTTTTCATTTTTTGAATATATTTTTCTATAATATTATAAATGTCAATATTAATTCTTTCAAGTATGTCCCAACTGCATTGTCTATTAGACCAATAAGAAGCATCATATGTGCAGGTTCCATCTTCAGCATACTGATTTTCCCCTGCATCCATCCATTCAGAAATTGTAGGTAAAAACTTTTGTATAATTTTAAGATCTTCTAAGTCAACAAAATTTTTATATAATTTAATGTTGTTAATTTCTTTCCCAAAGTGCCCTGGTTTTATTAGAGATTCATCCATTTTATTACTCCAATGTAGCTTGATTTGCCCTGTGCCCTGTGCTATATTATATCATAACAAAAAGTCCGATTAGTATTGAGGAAAAAATGGAAATTTATAATGTAGAAGATCCAAAATTTGGTATAATTTTATATAGAGATGTAATGTCAGAAGACCTTAATCTCGTTAATCGATTAGAAGAAACTCTAAAAGATAGTGATCATGAATATTTTAAATGGAATACCGCTACGGTTGGATACAATACGCCTATGCCTGACTATAGAGATTGTGTTGACCTAAAAGTTGGTCCAGCCCATTGGCCTCATCTTCCTGAGGATTTAAAAGAAATTAAAAATATTTATGATGATACAGACGCAATATTAAAAAAGTGTCTAGCAGATTATGAAGCTAGATATAATTTTAAAATGGAATTTATGGAATCTATCAACTTTGTAAGATATGAAGTTGGACAACATTTCTCAGTTCACACTGATCACGGTTTTTCATATACATGTACCCTTTCTTCTCTAGTATACCTAAATGACGACTATGAAGGGGGAGAACTATGGTTTCCTTATATTGACTTAAAATTTAAACCCAAAAAAGGAGACGTGCTCTTTTTCCCATCTACTTATATATTTGCCCACGGAGCGATGCCGGTAACTGAAGGAATTAAATATTCTGCTGTTACCATGTTTGATTATAAAGATAACAATAAAGAATATCATCAAGCACTAAATACTAGCGATGGAACTAAGGAAGAATCTGGAGTTACCCTTAAAAAACTTTAAGATGACTAAAATAACCTTAACTAAAACTCATCAAAATCCACCAAAAATTAGTCAGTCTAGATTAAAAAGAGACTGGATGGATGAAACTTACAACAAACATGCTTACCGTTGTCTGCCTATGTCAGCTGCCAACGTTAATGGTTGGGAATTAATTCTTCAACAAGATGTTGTTATTCAATGGGATGGTGGAAATACTGTTCCTAGAGTTTTAGAGGGTGAGTTCTTGGATGGAAGACCAATCGTGATCCCTTCGATAATAGGGATTATTTCCTTTGCTACGGGATGGGCTATTAATACAGAGGAAAGTTACGACACTTGGATAACCGGATCTCCTAATTATTTTATTGATGGAGCATCACCTTTGTCTGCCTCAATACCTAGTTCTTGGTGGCCTGATGAATTCAATATGAACTGGAAGATAACTAAGATTGGTGAACCAGTTAAATTTGAAGCAGGAATGCCGTTTATGTTTTTTAATATTTATAAAAATGATCTCTTAGAAAATGCAGAATTAGTAGTTGAAAACCTTTGGGATAAACCAGAACTAATGGCTAAACGTCAATCATACGGGGACGCAAAAATGAAGAAGCTTCACGAACAACCATGGACCTGGATGAACGGGATAAGAACCGGTTTAGACGAAAATGGCAATTCCATAGGTCCGAAAAATGATGGCTTATTAAAGCTAAAGGAACCAAGTTCCAATTAGTTAATGATTATATCTTATTACTATAATGTAATAATCTAAAAATTTTAATTACAAAGTAAGGTAGTTTCATATGAATTTTTCAAATGTTTCAAAAGAGCAAAAATTACAAATTTATAACAAAAGAATAAACGTAATAGAGCATGAAATACTTTCTAGAGTATTAGAAATAGGAATGGATCCTGATTTTTTTGATCTCAATGAATTTATCAATTCTTTTGAATCAATAGATAAATCAGTTCATAATTACGATATCCAAATAGTTATCAATGATTTTGCTATTTCTTATTTGTCTATAAAAAATAAAATTAATCTACTAGAAAAAGAAGAAGATGGAATTTAAACTTTCTTCAGAAGAAAAATTATCAGTTTACAAACAAACAAGAAAATCTTTTGAAATGGACTTAGTTCAAAGGCTTTGTGCAGTAGGAATAGACCCAGAAGACTTTAATGCAGAAGAGTTTATTCCAGAAGAAGATAGAATGTCACATTTTTATATTAAAGAATTGCTGTTAAAAATTAAAAAAGTAGAAGAAAAAATATTACAATTTGAAATACTTGTAAAGTCAGAGGAAGAGTAAATTTTAAATGATCTATAAAAATACAGAAGATTATGACCCATCTCTTTATGCTTGTTACGCTATTACTTCTATCAAGGAAGATTTTGCAATATATACAGTTCATCCAAGTGGCTTAAGGGAGTATGAACACTATGACGTCTATGAGATAGGGAATAAAGCTTTAATAGCTTTTACTAAAATCTACACTTTAAGGTCAGAGTTTACTCTTAGAATTATTTCAGAGAATAACTCTGAAGATATAAACACAGAAACATTTGAGGCTCTTGACGATATTCTTTCTGGTGAATATAGTAAAAATATTCACACATTCATATTGCACAACTCAGTTGGTCTCATATCTAAGGAAGAGCACGGTGAGTGGCTTGGTTCTGCAGTAGATCCTAAAAGAAGGTGCGATGTAATAGATGATCACTATATTTCTATGCCTTTTCTAGATGCAAACAAAGAAAATGCTTCTGATATTTTAGATAGAACTTATTTAGGTAACGATACAGTCATAGGGTGGCAATTAGTTCTTCCGTCTATGTCTAACTTATATATAAATAAGTTAACTCATGGTGAGATGAATGATAGGGCATATAAAGATTGGCCGGGAAGAGTTTTTATGTCTCAAACTTTTCCGCACATATTAAAAATGGCATATCAATGGGCAGCGCTTGCTAATGAGCCATGGAATTCTAATGATACAATAGCCCTAAAGTGTAAGGCAGCTTTTGATGACTGGGATATCCCAGAAGATGCGCTTGAAGAAATAGTCAGCTACCAGCCAAGTACAGTGCTTGAGTACTATTTTAACGGAGATGAAAATCCAAGACAATCAATAAATGAACCTTCAGAAATTCCACCAAAGTTCAAGCAGTGGTTTATGTCGAAGATAAGATATAAAACTCTTTATTCATTAAATAATAATTATCCATTAGAAATAGAAATTCCTTCTTCTATGTTAAATAAAGAAAATGAATTCTTTGAAACTATTGTTAGTGGTTTTTTGTTAGAAAATGTTCTAGATCCAGATACAACTTCATGCGCTGATATATTAAAAATTATTTATGAATCTCCAGGTTATGAACAACTTAAACATAAAAATAACAGTGTAGATGATGTAATAATAAAATATTTTAGTTTTCTTAAAAAAGAAGAAAGAGAATTGGTAAAAGAATATCTTTTTTCAACTACAAAACCAATAAATTTTTCTGAAGAAAATAAATAGTATTATTATTAATATTATATAATTAGTAGAAAGAATTTAGTAGATAAATTGTTAGTAAAAGATAATATTATATAATTAGTAGAAAGAATTTAGTAGATAAATTGTTAGTAAAAGATAACTCGTTAAGCGACAGCTTGTATGATCAGGTATTAAATGATTCATCTTTTTTTCCTGAACTAATGAATCATGGAGAAAAAATAGCAGAACATCTAAATTCATACCACAATGAGAAAAGCGATTGTTTCGCCCCATATATGTTTTGGGATGGTTGGTGGAGAACTCCAGCTAACACATTAAAGAAAAAAGTTATTCAATCTCTATGGCAAGATTTAATGATTTGGAATCTAGATGATATTCTGGGATTTGAGTATTGGACAAGAACTTATCTTCCAGGACAATACTTAGATGTTCATGTGGATGAAGACACATTCCTTTACTCAGAGTCAAAAATTTTTACTGGACCAATATATGGCTGTGTTTTTTATGGTAAAGAAAATAAAGATGGTGGATTTTTAGAAATACACAAAAAAGCATTAGAAGATGGCAAAAAAAATATACTAGAAAAAAAATATATTAAAAAATATATATCTTTAAAAAGGGATAGAGAAAAAATAACCTACAAAGGAAATAGAGCTATTTTTTTTGACGCCGGTCATGTGTTACATAACACTGTAGGGTCAAAATCTGGTATAAGGCAAGTTCTTGTTATTAACATTTGGCATAAAGACAATCCGCCCTTAGCGTTATCTAATGGAAGTTTTTTCTACGAATAAAAATATTATTATATGGTATAATTATTATATGACTCAAGTAAATAATTCATTAGACATTTTAGGAAAATGGACACTATCTGTAAATACCCCATTTGGCGAAGAAGATTATGCATTGAATATAGAGGCAACAAATTCTTTTTTTTCCGGATCAGTGTCTCACGAAAAAGGCTCTTCAGTAATCTATGATGCTAGTTTTGTAGATAATACTTTTCATTGTTTTGTGCAAACAGAGTTTCCTATTAAAACAACCGTATCAATAACTGCAGATCTAATAGAAAATAATAAAATAGCTGGAATATTAAAGATGGACCAGTATCTAACGACTTCATTTATTGGAGTTAAATGATGTCTTTTTACAATTTTTCAGCTTCTTCAATACATGGAAGAGAAGATTATCTTTCTGAATTTAAAGGCAAGATAACATTAGTCGTAAATATAGCCAGCAAATTTGGTTATGAACCCCAGTGTTCAAAATTATGGTCATACGCAAGAACATGTAGGCAACTTGGACAATTGCAGTCCGTACATGAGGAGTTTAGCGATAGAGGTTTTTCTGTATTAGCATTTCCTTGCAATCAGTTTGGGTCAATGGATCCTGGTACTAATGAAGAAATAGCAGATTTTATTAAACAAAATTATTCTTTTGTTACTTTTCCTATTTTTGAAAAAGTTGAAGTAAATGGAAAAAATGAACACGAAGCCTTTGCCTTTCTTAAGGGTTATGAAAAAAGAGCTTATTCAGACTTTGCAGCAGACGGTAGTGAAGAGGCTCAAAAGGGTCAAAACTTAGCAGGCCAAGCAATGGCAAGAATCTCCCATAACTATGAAAAGTTTTTAATTAGCAGAGATGGAATGATGATATCTAGGTTTAACTGGCAAGACATGCCACTAGATGAAACTCCTAGAATTCAAGGTGCAGGGTGGACTATTAGGCAAGCTATAGATGAGGTATTGGGATAATGGAAGATAGTAGTTCTTTTTTTGAAAAAGATGAATCAAGAATGAGCAGTACTGCATATCCGGTATCGCCTCATTTTGATGAAGCAACCATAAAAGAAATAGCTGATTTTGAAACCGAAGAATTAGCACCTGGTATAGTTGTGATTAGAAATGCGTTTACGATAGACCAAGATTTAATTCTTGGCCACATAGATTCAAGAGCTGAAGAAGCACATAAAAATAGATGGTCATACAAAGAAGTAGATGGCGTTACATATGGAATCAATGAAGACGGATTTAAATATAGAATGGAAGATGTTCCAGCAGCTCCAGTAAGAATATTAGATCCAGTAAACCCTAAAACTGAAGAAGAAGTAAAAAATTTCTTTATTTATTTAGAAGATCAAATATACAAAGGTTTAATTAAATACATAGATTATTACCCATTAATGATTGGGTCTATTTGGTGGAAGACTAGAGGTCATATACTTAGGTATGGTGATGGTGGAATACTAGGGTGCCACGCTGATAACGACACAAATTACAAAGTGACTAATGGCGTTAGATACATGCCTAAGGGCATGGTCGCCTCTAGGCAGACCTGTGGAGCATTGTTGTATCTGAATGATTGCGTCGATGATGAAAGCGAACTAGATGGCAGAAACTTTACTGGTGGACATCTAAGATTTGTTCATTTAGGGGTTTCTTATAAGCCTCAAAAAGGAGATATTATATTCTTTCCGACAAACTACGTCGCAGCACACGATGTAGGAAGAATGGGTAACGGAGTTAGATACTCCTATCTAACATTTTTCGGTCAAGGATCGTCTGACATATCGGCCAATGTGGTGATATCTGAACCATCAGAAAGTTTTGAGTGGTGTCCCCCTGTGTGGTTCAATAATATTTATGACGATTACGAAATGTATTGCAGAACGCCTTATTCAAGATGGGAAAACAGATCAGCAGAATTTGGAGTAGAGGCTGGGTGGAATCCAGTTTACCAGGGTAGAGAAGTCACTCAATACTCACAAAGTCATGATATCGTTGAAGTTGATAAACAAGAGGAATTAAAACAATCAGATAATGCTTTCCCAGAAGGGCCATGCGGAACAGAACCTAGGTTGATATAGTGTTTGAGATAAAAGAAGAAAATATAGAAATGCATGATATGGGAATTGTTCTTTTTAAGAATGTACTTCCAATGCAAGATCATGGTTATATATTAGATTTTGCTAAAAGCGTACGCCTACAGGCTTTAAAGGATGATTTTACTTTTATTAACGACGATTTAGGTAATCCCTTGTATGCAATCAACAGAAGTGGACATAGGTATACTTTAGAAGATGTAGAAATTGCATCTAATCATATTATGAACTTTATGCACGAGGGGTTGGGTCAAGAGTATTTTGATTTCTTTAAAGCATGTGAGGATGCCCTCTACGCCTGCATGATTAGATACATAGAGATATTTCCCATGATGCTTACTTGTTTATGGTGGAGAACTCAAGGTCATATAGTGGGGTATGGAAAAGGTGCAAGATTTGGCAAGCACTGTGACAATGATGTTAACTACCAACCAGGAGCAGAACCCGATCAACAGTTAGCTATAAGAAATGTTTTAGGTGGTCTTATTTATTTTAATGATTCCGTTAGTGAGATTCAAGATAAACATGATTACGTAGGCGGTGAAATAGTTTTTCCTTACGCTAAATTTACTTATTTCCCAAAAGCTGGAGACGTTTTAATGTTTCCTTCTAATTACTTAGGAACACACAAGGTTATGGAATGTAAAGAGGGAGAAAGATACGCTTATGTTGGCTATTTTGCACATGGATCAAGTGATCCAAATAGAGGCGTAAATATCAGACAGCCTTCTGAAGTAATGGATAGCGGGCAAGTATGGATGCCAGATATAGTTAATGACTATTTGGAGGCAATAGAAAGAAAACATGCAAATACAGATCCAGAGTTAATGTCACTTTTAACTGAAGCCGCTAACAGGCCAATGACAAGCAATAATACCAATGAAGAAATTGGAAGATTATGATATTCAATAAAGTGGAACCAAAACACTTAGGTGGTGGAGTTGTAGTATTTGAAGGTTGTATAGATTTAGATTGGGAGAATTTACTCAAGAGATCAAATAACCTAATAGAAGAAGAATGGAACGAGATGTACTCTCCGGGGATAGACCCTGAAACTGGTGAAGAGATATACGTGAATAAAAGTGGGTACTTCTTTAATAGGGATAGCATTGACTTAATGCCAAAAAGAGCTAGTGCTATACACTACAAAGACAACGAAGATTTACTTGATCTTTTTTGTTTTATAGAGTCAGCAAAAGACAAATGCTTGTTGCAATATTTTGAATTATTTCCATTAGCTTACAAATGTGTATGGTGGAAAGTTAAAGGTCACATATTGCAATATCCAAAAAATGTTTATCTTGGTTCCCATTCCGATATTAGTGGTGATTATATATACGGCGTATTAGAACCTCAAGATCAATTAGCTTTGAGGAATGTTGTAACAAGTTTAGTATACTTTAATGATTCTATTGATACCGAAGAACAATTAAACGGTCAAAATTATATTGGTGGACATCATTATTTTAATTATTTAGACATAGATTATTCTCCAAAAAAAGGTGATATATTATTTTTTCCATCCAACTACATGGCTGCCCATGAGGTTAAGCCAGTTAAGGAAGGTTTTAGGTACAGTTATCTTGGATGGTATAGTCAGGGAACTCCAAATCCAGCAGTTCACGAATATGTAGCAGATCCATTAAAGGACCCAGAATTGTCAAAAAAAGCTACAAATGTTTACATGCCTACACTTAGGGAAGATTTAAAGAAGCATTTATTAGAATCTGGATACAAAGAAGATTCACCACAATTTTATATTACGAAATCAAATTATTAAGGATAGTTATGAAATCAAGACACATTGGAATGGGCGTAGTAATATGTGAAGACGTAATTGATGTAGACCAGAACTTTCTTTTTGAATATATTAATTGGCTTCGCATTAACGAAGAGAAAACTTTTACTTATCATGAAGAAGATGGCGAAAGGTATGCAGTAAATGTAACTGGTTTTAAGTTTAATTTATCAGATATAGAAAAAGCTCCTCAAAGATTTTTGGACACCAAAGGCAACCAGTCAGGTATTCAAGCTCCTCAGAAGTACATAGATTTTATAAATTCACTAGAAGATGCAATCTATGATGCCCTAGTTGAGTATTGCTGTTATTTTCCAGACGCAGCAACAACATCATGGTGGAGACCAAACGGTCACATAGTTCAATACAAAAATGGGCAGGGCATAGGTAAGCACTGCGACAATCAGGTTCCTCACGAATGGGGTAAGCCAACCGGCAGTCAAGTGTCTATGCACAATAGCTCTAGTATTAATTTATATTTAAATGACTGTGTTGACTCAGATGAGGATTTAGATGTGTTCAAATATACTGGTGGAGAGATCCACTTTCCAAATGTTCCAGCAACTTGGAAACCAAAAGCAGGATCAGTAGCAATATATCCATCTAATTATATTGGTAGACATGAAGTGCTTCCAGTAATTAAAGGAGAGAGATATGCTTACTTGAGCATTGCTTGTTATGGCACCTTTTTTGAGCAGAAAGAAATAGTGGGGCAAGAAAATCCAAATAAGTTTTGGATGCCAGAGATAATTAACGATGTTAATAAAAAAAGAACAAATAAACAATACACATTGTAGAATCGAAAAATTTATATGTATAGAGGAAATTCTTCTCAAGAAAAATTTGTAATAGAAATTTTTAATGGAAAAAAAGATGGAGTATATGTAGAATTAGGAGCTTTTGATTCTAAATTAGGAAGTAATACATTTTATCTTGAATCAGACTATGATTGGAGTGGCGTATCTTTTGAGATATCAGAAGATAGAAAACTTGAGTTTCAAACTAATAGAAAAAATCCTTGTTTTGGAGATGCTCTTGAATTTAATTATATATCATATTTTGAAAATAATAATTTTCCAAAACAGATTGATTATCTACAGGTAGATATAGATGGGGGATATCAGCATGATGGAAGACCTTTTGGTAATCATTATCTGAGCTTACTTGGTTTAATATCTCTTCCATTAACACAATATAGATTCTCTATTATTACCTTTGAACACGATGCTAATATGTATTTTAGAAACTCTGCCATGAGAGATGCTCAAAGAGAAATATTAGATAGTTTAGGATATGCGCTAGTCGTAAGAGAAAAACATGAGGATTGGTGGGTTGATCCAAATGTAATTCCAATGAATGATTTTAGAAAACATTTAAGATGGGAGACTTTATAAAAAATGTACCCAACAGTAATCGTAGAAAATTTAATAGAAGAAGATAAGCTTAATTTAATTCAGTCTTCTTTTCATGATTTAAATTTTCAATTAAATCCTTCTGCAAAAGAAGAAACATATTCAACATTGCGATATTTTCCTATAGGTGAAAGTTTTGCTTATTATGATTTTATAAAAAAAATAGATAAAAAAATAGAGAACCACATTAAAGCTCATTATTCCAAAGAAGTTGAATCATATACTGGGCAGTCAATAGTCAGGTATGTTGAGGGTCAGTTCATAGATATACATAAAGACTGGGAACCCAAAGATGAATGGGTTATTTTAAATAATAAAAAAACAGTTCATTTAAGTTCTGTTTTTTATTTCAATGATAATTATTCTGGTGGAGATTTAGTTTTTTATAATAATAATAAAGAAAAGTATTTTTTTATAAAACCTAAAAAAAATTGTGTTATATTATTCGACGCACTTCAAACTCACTCTACTATTCCTATTATTTCTGGCGTAAAGTATTCTTACACAAATTTTTATACTTTAAAGGATTAAAAATGTTTAATTTAGATTTAAGTTATAAAGAGATATATCCATACATACATGTATACAATAAGTTACTTCCATACGCTGATAACTTAGCAAGAGCTATGCGTAATTCCGAATTGCATAATGCAAACGGAGTAATAAGTGAATGGAAAGATTGGTTTATATTTGGAAAATATTCCCACATAAATAGTCACGATACTCTTGCAAGTTTCTATGAATCAGATTTTGATATTCAATTAAACATTGAGGAAAAGGGTTTAGTTGATATAGTAAGTCAAGCAAATATAGCAGCAATTACAAACTACATTACAAAATATAATATATCTCTTCCAGAAAATAGCTATATAGATAGCCCGAATTTTGCTAGGTACGACCAAGATGTTGATACTGGGGAGAGAAAAACAATGCAATTTCATACAGACTATGCTATTGGAGAATGGTATTGGCCTGGAGAAAAATTTTTATTGACATGTACGACTTACTTGAATGATGAATACGAAGGAGGGGAAATTGTATTTTCAGTAAAAGACGATTTAATTTTTTATAAACCTAAAGCAGGAGATATTATAGTATTTCCATCCGGCTCTCCACTATTTCCTGGAAAAGAACCATATTTTCATGCTGTGAAGATGGTTAAAAACCATAGCAAACTATTAATAAGAAACTATTTACGTCATACTGTAGGTCCAACACAAAAGTGGATAGATGGAGAAAAAGAATACGGAAAAGATATATGGTATGAAATAGCTAAAAAAAGATCTGAAGATCATAATTCAATCGCTTTATTTTATGAAGATGAAGAATTTGTATACTTAGACAATATTGATAAAACTAGAAAAATTAACAAATACTGCTCTGGATTAGTTACCACTCTTTATGGGATAGACGAGAAAGAGTACATAAAGAAGGATGGTGTTTCATATGAGTAAAATTTCTCATAGAATAAGTTTTTTAGTAAGTTTAAATAAAATAGATCTTTTTTGGCCTTAAAGCATGGACTACAACTAGCGTATTAATACTATTACTATAAAGCCAAGAGTTAGGAATAATACATGCTGTACAACGATATAATATCCTATAATCAACCTGGTGTAATTTATTCTGGAACTTTAGTTTTAAACATTTCACGGAATTAATGCTCCAGTTATTGTATCTAATGTTGAAATTTATTTTGGTGGAGATATTGACTACAGCAACTTCACAACAGTTGGAGTTTTGACAATTGAGTCAGTATCTACTGGGGTTATAACCATGGAGACTGGTCAAGAAACTGGCTATGGCAATTCGACAACGTTTGGAACTTTGACATTCCAGTCAGCATCTACTGGAACAGTAACCATGGAGACTAGCCAGGAACAGGCTGATATATTGATTGAGGCTAGTACTATATATATATCTGGAGCTTCTGCTGAGGTCACAACTGTATACGTGGTTTAATTTAAAAACCTTAATTTAAATATTCAACTGGAGATAAAATGTTAAATTCCGTTTTGGTAAACGATACGGTAAGAATTAAAGTTAAATTTGTTGACATTAATTCTTCAACTGGACAGCAAGTAGAGGTATCTCCTAGCACAGTTCTTGTTGTAATAAAGAATATTGATGATTCTATTATAGTAAATACTACTGCTACTTCTATAACTTCATCTGAGTATTATTACGATTTTACTCCTGCAGATCCTGGTCAGTATGAGGTAATATTTACTGGGGTTTTAGCAGATAGTACTCAGATAGTAGTTAAGCAAAATCTTTACGTTAGTGATGCAGACGTTGACTATAGACCCTCGGTAACCTTAAGGTCAGAAGAGGTGGTTACTTTTGCCCCAGATATTGATCCACTTTATATAGATCCAGAAGAAATTTTGTCATTTTTTCCTGATGCGTCTTTATTGGAAATTGGTGAGCTAGTTCATCATTATTCGCTAGAAGTTAAAAGTATATTTAATCTACAAGATATCGATGATGGATCTGAGTTAAACTTCACAATTCAAGAATACATTAAAGCAGCAGCTTGTTGCGAGTTGAGTAGAACATATGGTTTTGGTGGAGATGATGAGCTATCTATTAAGCTGGCAGATCTTTCAATTACAAACAGATCAAACCCAAGGCAATCTATCAACAGAGGCAATGCAACAACATGGTGTCAAATTGCAGCTGCTTTAAGAAAAGAAATAGTGTCGAAAAGAGTGGGCATGAGAGCTGTTATTCCAAAAGGTTTGCCCAATAAAAAGATTCATTCAACATATAAAACTCTTGACCCAGATACTGGCAAATTAATATACCTATCGGATAAAGAGCTTTATGGGCCTGGAAGAACAACCCCTACGGACCCGGACGACCCTATGCCAACTAGGGGTTTAAGAAAGTATGATTGATATAAAAAAAGCTTTTAATAAAATCCTTAGAGAATGGGGTCACGATATCCTTCTTCAGAGAAGATTAGATGACAACTTCATTTACTCTGATACATTTGAAAGAGTAACAACAAGACACTTTTTTCCTTCTTCCGAAACTTTGAGTCAAGTTCAAAGAGAGGATAAAGAAGGAGTCAATACCAATGTAGACTTAATATTTTACTTTGAAGCTTCTGTTTATCCAAAGCAAGGTGATAGAATATATGAAGAGTCAGAAATAAATATTAATGATCCAAATATTTACCTAATAGACTTTGCTGCTCCAGTTAAAGGTAGAATGGGAATTACTGTTTACTGGATAGTCGGAGCCACCAGAGAAAGACCAATGTAATGCTAGTCTTAAGTCCAAATGAAACTCGGAATATTTGAGTTTATCTTTAATGAAGATGGTGTATTTTACGACCCAACTAGTAACTCGACACCTTCTGATGTACTGATATCAATATATAGAGGAGATCTTGGTTCTGGAGCAACCATCGATGGTCCATATTCTTTTTTGTTTCAAGCTGCGACTCCGGGTGATACTAAAATAGTTAAGACATCTAATAATGTAGTTTACTTTGGGGACTACGGAGATATACCTGGATCTAATAACTCCACGGAGCAAGCTGTTAAATTTTCTTTTGAATATAAAATTCCAGAGAATTTGTTTCCGGGAAACTATTCTGTAGTTGCTACTACTGGTTATGATTCAGAAGTTATTCAATATGTAGCTCAATTTCAAGTTCCGCAGTCAAGTGCCGCAATAAATACTTTATATGCAGCAGGCGAAAAAGAAATTACCAAATCTTTTGTTCCAGCATTTCAAACAATGGAGCAGTATAGAACAAACTCTGTTTTACTTATTGGCCATGCAGATGGCGTAGAATTAAATAATATTAACAGAATTTCAAATATACAAGAAGCAATAGATCTACTTAAGGCTGATTTTAATTCACCGTTGTTAAGAGGGGTATTTGACGCATATGCGTCTGGGTGTAGAGATATTTACATATGTGCTTCGGCACCAATGTCAGAATATGTAGAAGACTTGAACGATAGACTTGTTTCCAAAGGCATCTATGGGCTTAATGATGCAACTCCATTGACTATGACATTCTATCAAAGGTATTACGATAGATTATCTGAAACTTATTCAATCATTAAAGACTATGATTATTTAGATATAATAGTTCCATTAGAAATAAGTTTTATTAATACAGGTGGAATTGATTTTCTGACACAACTTGCTTCATATTGTCAAGAGTTTCACAACAATAGTGGAATGATTCAGATTGGAATAATTGGTTCTAGAAATGGTGGAATCACATCTTCAGATATAGATACACTAGAGGCTGATAGTAGATTTATAAATAAATATACAATGTTTGATTCTGAAAACCAAATAATAGGCGATATGGGAAGATTTGTTATTCCAATCTATGGGGAACTAATAATGAACCATAGCTTCTTGACCATATCATATGTTTCAAGCGGTTCCGCAATATACGCAGGAATGCTTTCGTCCAATCCAGTTAATCAAAGTCTTATTAGAAAAATTGTACCGTCTGCATTTGGTTTAAGCGGAATATCATTAAGTCAAGCTCAAGTAAACCGTTTAGATAGTTTGGGTATTAATACATTTACAAAAAATACAAGAACTAGAAGAGGAAACTCTTATCAGACATACGTAACAAACGACAATACAGTCGCTCATTCAACATCTAATTATAGAAAAGCTCCTCAAATAAGACTTGTATCAATGTTAATAAATGAGATTAGAGCATTAACGAATAATACAATTGGAAAATTTGCGCCACAAAAAGCTTCTTCAGATGTCCAACAAATGTTACAGTACTTAAAATCAAATGGAATCATATCAGATTTTGAACTAGAAGCTTACATGGATTCGCAAATAAGAGGAAAAATGTATTTTGATGTTTCGGTTACTTCTAGCTTAGGTCTAAAGAAAATATCATTTAGCATATCGTCAGGTCAAGGTACTTAGAATGGCACAAAACGCATTTGGTTTTCCACTTCCTTCAATTAACGAAGTGTCAATAGACAGGGCTTTTGGTGCCCCTTTACAAGCTGCTGGAAATCTAAGTTATTTAGAATTCATATCTATAGTTAAATTGTTGTGGGAAAATTTACATCCAGATATTCCAATAGTTCCAACTCAACCAGCACAATACTCCACTTATCCATGTGTTGTTTATGGCCTTGAGTTAAGGAAGGCACATACTACGGAGCCAAAACCAAGAAGTAGAAATGTAGTCGAAAAAGATATAATGGTCTTTGGTCAAAGATTTCAAAATGTTGTTTCTTTTACTGTTACCACTAAAATGATGGGTGGGGCATCAAGGTCATCGGACTCTAATACTTTGGCTTCCAGATATGATGGAGCTGATGTTGCAGATTCGATAGCTGAAATATTTGAAGACTTTATGCTTGAGTATACTCCTGTTTTTAAAAGATTAGGAGCTTCAGAATTTGTATATGCTAGAAGATTAGCTGATTCAGAAGAAAATAAAGGAAATACTGATATAGTTAAAAGAACAATTACGTATATGTTAACTACGGAAAAGTTATTAGTTACATCAGTTGCTCAGATAGAACAAATAGCTATAGACATTAGAACATATATGGCTTATGAAAAAGAACTAGTTATAGAAAATACTGAAAAATCTACTCCAGACTTTACTGGAACAGAAGTGAATATTAGAGACTTGTATCAAACAGCTACTCCAGATTTTAATTGAGGTTGTTTTCATATGTTCTTTGTTACTATACATTAGGACTAGACCTAAACTCGCTAATCGGAGGTTTAAAATTCAATGGCTCTACCAGGTGTAAAAACAATAGTAAAAGATCGCTTTTATAGCATCTCAAGACAGGATACTCCTGTCGGCCCAAGAATATGCGTTATTGGCACACGCACTACAGCTGATGGCACAGGAAATGTTGCCGACCTTGACGTAGTTCAGGTTACCAAGGAATCAGATGTTATTACTGCTTTTGGTGAAGGTTCACAACTTCACAAAGCTTATAAGGAACTAGTTTCCGCTGGTGCAGATAGAATCTTTATGGTTCCGCTGCCAAGCAATACCGCTTATAATCATACTACTGGCGCTTTAACTTCTGGTGGAATTGATATTTTCGATGACGCTTTTGCAGCAGCAGAGGTATCAATGCCAGACCTAGTTATTCCTTACGGAAGAGGTGGAACACCTTCAGACTGGCAGTCTCCAGCAACCCCAAGTGATGACGTTGAGTATGGCTTCCATGCTGACAATACAACTGTGGTTGCAAACAACTGGGCTTATAAAGTTGCTACTAAAATAAGAGCCATTAGCGAGAATACAAATCCATGTATAGCAGTAATGGGTATTAGACCATACATCGGCACTGGCGCAACTCCTGCTACGGCAGAAGTAATGACTCCTGCCAATGTGTCTAGTCACATGAGTCTCACCAACCTTCCATCAAGAGATGCAGTTAGTGGTTCTGAATATGTTTGGGGCAATATTGGTAGATATGTAATTTTAGTCGCTGCAGAAGTTAAGCCAGTTAACTATTCTTCAGCAAATATTGCAGATTTTGGTTACGCAAATGGCGCAACTACACTTGCTGCTTCGTTGAGCAGAATGGCTTCTTATATTAGCCCTGTAAATAAAACAGTCTTCAACGTAACTAGACTTCGCTATAACCCAACTAGAACACAGTTGTCAAATGAAACTTCAACTGGAGCAGTAGACAAGGGCCTTAATGCAATTGTTCTTAACTTTAATAAAGTTCCAGTTTTTGCAGAAGGTGTAACTTTTGCACCATCGGTATCTGACTACACAAGAATTTCTACTTCAAGAATTGTTAATGAAGCATCTCTTGTCGTTCGTCAGGTATGCCAGAAGTTTGTTGGTGAAGCTTCAACAATGCAGGTTCGCAATTCAATGGAGACGGCAATTACTTCAGGTCTTCGTGGAATGCAGCAACTTGGCGCTCTCTTGGATAGCGACTTTACAGTTAGCTATATCCCAGCAGAAAACAAGGCACTAGTTGACCTTGTTGTAACACCGGCTTTCGAACTCAAGTCAATTGAGATTTCGATAGCAGTTAACCTTTAATAATTAGATAGGAGGGTACACAGATGCCTGGAGGCGAGTACTACGATTCACCGGTTAATAAATACCTTAACACTTACACCACCTTCTCTGGTGCAGATATAGTTGCTACTTTCGGCGGCAAAGAGATTGGTGCACTTTCGGGTATTACATTCTCAGTCACAAGAGAAAAAGCACCTATTTACACAATGGGTTCACCAAACCCAAGATCATTCTCAAGAGGAAAAAGAGGCATTGCTGGCTCTTTAATCTTCACTGTTTTTGATCGCCCAGCTCTATACCAAATGCTTGAAACACATCACGGTACTTCTCAGGAAATGAGATACTGGACAAGATCAAGCAACACACTTCCTGGTGATCCAAATCACAGAAGAGGAATTGCAGAGCATGACGATCAGGCCAGAGATGTTGTCAGCAAAGTTCCATATTACGCAGACCAAATCCCACCATTTGATATCACAGTCACCTTTGTCAACGAATACGGCCAAGGTGCAGTAAGATCAATTTATGGTGTAGAGCTTTTGAATGAAGGATCAGGGGCTTCAATGGATGATATTGTCATTGAAGAAACCATGACCTACGTTGCCCGTGAAATCGGACCAATGTATACCATTTCAAACAGTCAGCTTACAAGATTTGGCGGAAGCCTTTCTGATATAATTTCAAAGGATGCTGTAACTTCCAGCGGTCTTAATTCTGAAATTATCAGACCTTAATATTTAAAAACGTTAATTAAAAGCGTGGAGGATGACTTTGTTGTCCTCCACGTTTTTATTTTAGGAGTAACATGTATAGAGATAATGAACAGTTAAAGATAGAAAAAAGACAATTAGTAGATTATGCTAACCAAGTAGAATCTGCTAGAAGAGAAAGAGGTCTACCTGATCCATTCTCTAATATGTCTTTTGCCGGAGTTGATATTCAGGCAACAATGATACTGCCAAAACTCTCCCAACATATGGGAGATGGAAAATCAAGTGATGATGGCGATTTTATTGAACTTGGAGAATTACAAACAATATCATATTCTATACACAGGGAAAACAGTCCAATAAGAACTCTGGGTCATGTAAACCCAAGAGGATTTGTAAAAGGATCAAGAACAATAGCTGGATCTTTAATTTTTACAGTATTTAATGAGTATGCGTTCTATAGAATTAAACAGTTTAAAACAGCTATTGCAGAAGGAAATTATTCACCACTAGCTGACATGCTTCCACCATTTGATGTGGTACTAAGTTTTTTCAATGAATATGGTTTAGCTGCTAAAATGAAACTATTCGGAATTACTATAGTAGACGAAGGTCAAACAATGTCTGTAGATGACTTAATTACTGAACAGACATACACTTACATGGCAAGAGGAATACAGCCACTAATGCACCTTGATACAGCTGAAGATAGAAATTTGTATTCCAACAGTAAAGACGACCTAACTAGACAGGCTCTTGATCTTCAGGGTTCTACTAATTTTTTTGGTGATAGAATAGAACTGTACAAAAATTTTATTAACACAAGGATTTCATAATGGCAGAAAGAACCAGTAAAAGAAACCCATATAGGCCCTTCACTGCCTATATGCCTAATAACTTAAAAACTGGAGATAAAGACGGAAGAGATTTTTTTGACCCTTTAAATGCTGCCATAGACTTAGAGTGGGGCGGAACAAGAGAAGATCAAAAATTCAATAACTATTTTGATTACTTCTTTTCTGGCGAAGATGTAAAAGTTTATATTGATGGACTGTTTGATGATTCAGATGAAATGGATATTGCAGCTCTAGGATATGTCGTAAAGCAAGAGAAGCAACCGTTATATGGATTTTGGTCATATAACTATGATGCAATGATGCTCGGAACCAGACTAATTACTGGTGAGCTATCCATATACTCTAGATACCCAAGAAGAATGACTGAGATGCTAGAAAAAGCAGCTAAGGTAAGAAGCGAAAGTTCTAATCCAAACCCTTCTAGATCTGTCATTTCTACTCTTGGAGTTGATGCTGCAAGAAAAGATGATGAATTAAATATTGAAAAATATTGGCTTAACTCTGAATTAGATAGAATAACTGCAGATCCAATGATGAATGCAATGGTTGACACCGGTGATCCAAGTCATAATATCTTCAGCGCTCATCCGCCATTTAACTTGGTAATATTCTATGGATTAGAATCAAGTGCAGTAACAGATTCGTCTATTGCCACTTACGTTTCCGGTAATGAGGTTAATAGGCAGCTAAATTCAGATAGAATTATGGCAACAGATACTAACGAAAGAAAAACTTTTACTAGTATTAGCAGTCCTATGAAAATAGTTTTACAGAATGTAAATCTAGTTGCTATGTCTACGTCATACACAAGTGGTGGTCAGCCATTGGTCGAAAATTATCAATTTATTGCAAGAGACTTTTATTTTACAGATAAAAATACTGGCGATCAGCCACTTAAAGGACAAAGAGCATCAGTGCCTAGCAATTCTGAATCAGAGCAGTCTAAGTCTAGCCCTAAAGCTACCACTAAGACTGAAACAATTACGACTGGAACCAAAAGCGCTTCTCGCATTGCTTCTGAGTTATAATAAAATATTATTTATTTTGTTTATATTTTAAATTATGATATATTGTATATTGACAAGTCCATGCGCAAAAGGAGTAACTAATGTCAAATGAAAAAAAAGTAGTTATCACTACAGATGAGGCTACGAGAGATGAATACGGTTTTGATGATTACAAGATCATGTCTACCGAAGATGCAGATCAAGAGTATGTAGGCGAAAATGTAACAGAAGAACCTAATGACGATAATGCTTCGATGAAAGTCGAAGACTTAGATGATAATGAAGAGATATGGGAAGGCGGACCCAATGCTGGTCAGATTAAAAATTGGAAAAGCCTTCACGGAGATGTATACGTAACTTCAATTACATATGATAAACATATTGTATGGAGAACTCTTACAAGAAATGAATACAAGCAGCTAGTAAAAAAGATGGAGCAGCTTGTTCAAGCTGGTCAGCTTTCTTCAGCAGAAGCCAACCTTTGGAACGAAGAAGCCATTACCGAAATATGCTTGTTATTCCCAGCCTATGATAGAATGGCTCTTTCAAACGAAATGGCAGGATTGCCATCTCTTCTTTCTCAAGAAATTCTAGAAGCATCAGGCTTCGTTGCTCTTGAGGTTCGTCAGTTATAAATGATAGATCCCGAAGTTCTCATAGAACTTAAGCTAAAGTACGGTCCCCTTTTTGCAATTAGCATTAAGGGGATCGACCTGCTTTTCAGGGAACTAACGTTTAAAGAATTTGATGATATAATAAAAATCCAAGATGGTGGATATTTTTCTTCAGCAGATTCAGAAGATAAAATTTTAGAAGCAACCCTTGTTTACCCTGATCTAAAAGCCCTTGACAGAATTCCAGCTGGCGCAGTATCAAGTCTTTCTCAAGAAATACTAGACGGGTCTGGTTTTGCCTCAGCTAAAGCAGCAAAAAAAATATTAGATGAAAAAAGATCTAATGCTGGTCAAGTAAGAACTTTAATGAAAGCCTTTGTTCTAGCTACTATACATTCATATTCTCCAGAAGATCTAGACAATATGACCTTTTCTCAGTTAGCAGATAAAGTTGCTTTAGCTGAGAAAATTATAGAAGTAACTCAGACAATGAATGGAATCCAATCATCAGACATGAGGCTTGATCTAATAGATCCAGAAGAAGAGATCGAAAAAGAAAAAGCAAGAGCAGCTAATTATAATGCTCTGAAAAAAGAAGGCGAAGCTGTTTACCAAGATCCTGTGGCAAAAAAATTATGGGGATCAATTTAATCAGGAGGATTAAATGTTTAGGGACAAAGGACCTATTCAAAATATAGGATACGGCGTCTCATCAAGAGACATGCCTTCCAAGGAAGGGGAAACAGAAACCCCTAGTCCTAATTCTGGTTACATAGCAAAAGCTTTAGATCAACACCCAATAATGAGATTCTTGGGAGCAGCAGCAACTACAATGGTTGCTACTACAATAGCCTCAAGAGTCTCAAGAGGTGCTGGACTTAGACTTGGTCAATCTCTGCAGTCAGCTTCAGATAAAGCTGTAGGGGCAGGAAGAACTAATGCCACTTCAACAAGGCTTGTTAAATCTGTTAGAGATTTACGTGAGGCTTTTGATGAACTAGGTGGAGTATCTAGAACTATAGACGGAGTTGATGACCCGTATTCAAAAGTAGTTCATGAAGTAGATGGAAAACTTACTACTGGTTATGACCCTAAGCTTTCTGGAAGATACTTTAGAAGACCAATAAGCGCAGATGGAAGAAGAACAACTGGCAGAGGAAGAACATCTGAGTCAGCGGAAGTATGGACGCTTAGGGACGACATACAAACTAGGATGGTTAGTCTAGCAAGAAGGCTCCCATATGAACTCCCGGCAATGTATGCTACGCAGAGGGCAGTAATAGATCCACTATTTGGTGAGGATCAAGATAAACCAAGACTTAAATGGTACAACCCCGCAGACGTAATAAGCGATTTTGTTAAACAATCAACAATAAACTTAACAACAATGATGTTGCCATTTGAGGCAATAGGTGCAGCTGGTTCTGCAGGCAGAAGTTCTTTAACAACTTTTGCTTCTTCAATGGAAGACCTCAGGGCTCTATCCCCGCTACAAAGAAAAGCTGCAAATACAGCAATTGATCTAAGATCCCTACTTGCAGAAGTTGGGCAAGATATATCTAATATAACAGGTAAGGCATTAAAGTTATCTTCACAAACATCTGGAGCTTTTGCCGCTGGGATTGGCGAAGTAAAAAACTCGCAACCAGAGTTTGTTCAAAGTTTAAAGGCAGCTAGACATGGCGCCTCAGTAGCAGCTCAAGAAGCTTATAATAAGAATCCAAAAAATAGACTAAAAGTTAACACAGCAAGAGCTAGAGGTTTTTTTACTGGAGAATCAGATGATGGACTTGGCATTCTTGATACAATGCCAGGTTTTAAGGGTTTTAGATCTGGATCAGTAGTAGCAAAAAATCAATTTAAAGCTTTAGGAGTTGCTCATGATGTTGTGTCTGGCAGGCTTTCAGAACAGGCTGCACTTGGTCAAATAGTTCAAAAGTTTGGATATTCTTCTAGAGGCGCTCTTGATGACGCTTTATCTAATAATGCCCTAAACCTAAAGCAAAAAGGATTAGATGCCACTAGTGCAGAAAATCTTTTGCAAAAGTCTATTAATGCCGTTCAATCCCAACATTCAAGTAAACTAAGTAAGTTTGCACAAGGTTACCACACTCTAGGTAGAGGTGGTCCAGGAGACTTAACAACTGGAGGCTATTCAAATGAAGCCTTTAGGGGAAGTACGTTTTATAAAGGTCAATTAGAAGATGAATATAAAAATCAATTAGCTAGACATTTAATCAAGGAAAAAGGAGTAAATGAAACTCTTGCGGATAGATTTGTTGCCAACATAGACATTAAGCAACTGCCTTCAAGAAGATCTCCTTCTGACATTACAAATAGAATAACCTTAGGTAGAAAATCTACATTCACTGATGATGCAATGGATATTGAAGTCCAGTCATCTGGTTTCTTTGATGACATTCTAGAAAAGTTTAGAACTGTTAGAGGTGGAAAAGATTTTCAAGAAGCATTAGGGAGTCGGAAACGCTTTAGCTGACTCTATAAAAGAAATAGATTCCATGTTTCTTAGCCAAGAGTTCAGGAAGGATCTATCACAAAAAATAGCATCTAACTGGAATCAAGTTAGATCTAGTTACCTACCCCAAGCTGCATCACAAACCTTAAAGCCATCTAAACAAAGTTATCTTGATTTTATTGGAGATATTTCTGAAGGAAAACAATCTTTCCTTACTAGAAAAACTGCACAAACTCTTGGAATTAAATTAACTGACTCAACCGGTAAGTCATTATCGACAAGTGTACTAAGATCCGACATCGCCAAAAAGGGAATAGACCCAACTGACTTTGGATACATGAGAGATTTTCTTCTTAATCAAAGAAAATTATCAACAGGATTCTTTGGTGGTCAATCTAATATTCTTGGACTAAAACCAGTATTAGTTGATGATGCTCTTGAAAGAGGAGTCTTTAGATATCTTCCAGAAGAGCAACAAGCTGCAATCAGACAAATAGCTTCTGCTCAAGCAACGTTTGATCCAGTAACTGGAGGTCTCGGCAGTGCTACTCAAACAATGGGTCAAAGTGCAATTAAAGGAATGTATAAAACTAGGTCTGGAGAAATACTAGACTTTACTCAAGTTTCCAATGTTTTAACTAGAGCAAAAGATTTTATAGCTTCTGATTTTAAAATACCTATTGTTGGATTTAACCCAGCTGACATGCTAGGTGCGAGATCTCTTGCTGATGCAAGAAATTCTCCAATGCTGCAGTATGTAAGCTCAAGATCAGTTCAGCCATTTGTCCCTCAGGGCCAATCTAGGCCAGACTTTTTTCTCTTAAATAAGAACAAAGGAACAAGAGGAACTCTTACAGAATTTGGTGGAGCTTTTGGTGATAGAAGAATAAAAGACTTAGCTGGTCTCTATAGGCCAATTCCTTCTTCTAGTACAGAAATATTTAGCCGTGAAGCCAGAAATGCAACAGGGATGGCTGGCGAAAGAGTCGATCAAGTTGGTGGTCAAGTAGGTAAATTTTCTAGGTTTAAAAAAGCATTTGATATAGATGCAGAACAACCTAACTCTTTATTTAGACTTGGTAGAAGATTTAAAGACAGAGCTTCTGACATTAACAATAGTAGAATAATTTCACAAATTATTTCCTCTAAAGAACAAAGTCTTTCTTATGGCAGAGGTGTTAAAAAATCAAAACTTACTCTTGATAAAAATTCTTTAAATATTACTGACGAATCTGGAAGTATAAGGTATAACCAATCCGAAGTATTAAAAGCTGTTGAGTCATTTAGAAAAAGCACATTCAAGTTTAATATAAATCAAAAGATAATGAAGAAACTTGAAGATGATGTACCTGATTTATTTACATCAGCTGGAGTAAAAACAAGTTCCATAGCTAGTGGTGAAGATGTTAGACAGTCAGTAAGGTCTTTAAAACTTGATCAATCTCCAACTATCTCCACTTTGCGCAGTGGAGATTTTGACGTAAGGCAATTTCAAGGATCTTTTTCTAGAATTGAAAAGTATCTTGACTCACCTGAAATTAATGTCGATAAAGCAAAAAACGAAATATTCAGATACATAGCTCAAAAAAATCAAATGCTAAGACAGGTAGCACCTGCATCTTCTAGAGCAACTCATAGTACTGAAGACATATTTACTCAAGTATCTAAAATTACTAGAGATCTTCAATCACAGGGCAAAATAGGCTTAGACGCTGCAGTCGAAGCAAGAGCTTATGCTATATCTACCTTGTTCAACTTTTCTGCATTTACAAGCTTTGCTGGAGAAAAAACAGCAACACAGAATGCAGCTAGCGCATTAAGAAAGGTGCTAAACCTTTCTGAGAATAATGAAGAAATAAGATCATTATTTAATGTATTCAATAAGGGTCAAGTGTCCATGGTTGACACATCGATCAGAAGACCTCTTTCAAGAGTTCTACCATCTTTAAGCAGTAAATTTGGAACTGCACCTTATGAATTAAATGACATGTCAGTTAACCTTTTGGGTTCTGGTCAAAGTTATACTATGCTTCCAACTTTTGGAACAGCTTTTTCAAGAGATCCATTTGGAGCAACAAAAAGTGCACTAGGATTTGGAACTTATAAAAATCCAGAAAACTTCTCAAGTGGTTCTATTCCAATGTCTCATATGTTTGGAAGACTGAATAAATACTTTGGAACATTCGGCATGCAACTTGACCAAAGTCAGTATGGCGGTCCGGTAGATCTTTATATGCGTGGAATGATTGCAAAAAGAGCTCTTCCAATTACTGCCGTTGGAGCAACAGCACTAGCTGTAGATAGAACCATAGGTGGAGCAGTAAACGAAAGAGATGAAAAAGGCAACAGGGTTTACTCTCCGTTCTTCACCACAAAGGCTGCTAGAATCGCCGTAGAGGGCCAATCAATCGGTGCAGGCCTAATACCAGGGGGAATGTCGTATGAAGAGAAAAAAGAGCAATTACTTGAAGGCGAAGTTCCAATTAGGCAAGGAAGATATTGGCCACTTGGAACTACTCCATTTCAGGGTGGAAAAGTACTCTACTATAGACCTTCTTATTATAGAAAATTAGCCGAAGGAAGTGCATATACTCCGGAATCTGCATTTGAAAGTCCAATAGAAAAACTGGCTTTTGGGTATGACTTTTCTCCACTTAGACCTCTTGATCCATATAGATTTGAAAGAGAAAATTATTCTGATAGACCTTATCCTGTAACTGGAGAATACTTTACTGGGCCATTTGGTCCAGCTACATCTGTTGCAAATCTTACAATAGGAAGATTATTAAAACCACAAGTTCAGATGCATGAAAGAGAAACTAATGCTGCTTTAGCTAACTATGTTCCAGCAGGAGAAAGAGGTGCCTACAACTCTGCTGGATTATTAACTTCAGGAAAAGTTACAGCGTTAAATACTCCAGCATCACAGGGTTCCTACACGTTATCAATGCAGGCGTCTGGGGGTTTTGCATATGGTGGAAATGATGACATAGGGCAAATTAACGCAAGAATGGTTGACGCAGCAGGGCCAACTGCAACTGCATCAAGAGCTGTTCTTGGTCAAATAGGCGCTTATAACCAGCAATTAAGAAGTGGAATTTCTTATGGTCCTCCAAAGGTATCAGGAATTATTCCTCCAAATATTATTCCTGTTGGTGAACCCATATCCTATGGGTCAACTCAGTTTCAAGCAAGCGAGCTAGGTTATAGACTTCAAGAAACAGCTGGTATCTATGGATTTGCATTTGGATCTCTTAGAGAGGGCCTTGGTTTTGGAAATCAAGATATGTCTCCTCAAGTATCTGTACTTCAATCAGCCTCTAAAGGGTACGGTACTACTAGAGCTTTTTGGGATTTGAACCTTGGTGGTTTAGGCGACCTTCCAACTGCTGGCGAAGGGCCAATGGGTAATATTGAAATTTCTGAAATAGTTAGAAGATTCATACCAAAAGAAAGAAATGACGTTACCTACTTAAACCCAATTAAAAATACAATGGGTCAACAATATCCTTTCCTTCCAGGCGCAGATTATTTTACTGACTTTACTAGAGGTGACCCATACACTAAGGTTCAAGAGGGTGAAATAAGACTTCCTGGAACAGGCTATGAAAGATTTAATACTTTATATGGAGATGAAACAGGAAGGTATGGTAAGGTAAATCAGTTAGACATATTAGCCGATGTTGCGCCTTATTCAACTCAATTTAGATCTTTAAATAGAACTATAAAAATGGGTGATTTATCTCCGGCAGAAAGAATAAAAGTTGACGAGATAAGAGGACAGGTAGAAGACACAACTACCAAGTATCAATTCAGTCCTTATAAGTATAAGGGTACAACTCCAGAAGAAATGGGGATGAATCCCGCTCTACACACTTTAAACAGAGCTGGTGAATATATAGCTCACAGGGATACTTTTTTTAATACTAAATTTCTACAAAAAAGAACTGCAGTAGAAGATTGGGAAAGAAAAAATGTTTATGGAGCAACTTTTCCAGAATGGCAAAGACCATACGAAAGTTTTATAGAACCCCTATTGAATAGAGCTTCCCAAAGAGATCCAATTACTGCTACGTTGGCCACTGGTGCTGCGGGATCTCTTTTTGGTAGAACTGCACCAGGCAAAACTGTTGGATCAATCGTTGGTGGAATGGCTGGTTTTGCAGCATCAGCAAAAGGTAATATAACTGAAGCATTAACAGGTCAAAGAGTAATGCCAGAAGCTAGAGTAAAAGAAATAGCCTTAGAAGAATATATTGATATATTAGGATATGTTAAAAATACAAGTTTAGCTTCAAAGTACCAAGCATCAGGGGATTCAGCTTCTGCTGCCACATTTCAGTCTGCAGCAAAAAGAACAATGTATGGTGCTAGTTTAGAAAATTTTTCTGTTGAGAATATATCATTAGCTGTTCCAAAAAGAAAAAGAGAACACTTTAAAGCAATGGTTCAAGAAACTGATCCAGAGCAAAGAGAAAGAATACTTTCTACAGCAGGAAGATTAGAGAGAAGAATCTATCAAACTGCATGGGGTATGAAGGTAGAAGAAAAACCAGATTTAGCTGAATATTTTAGTAGGCATGAACTTCCAGATCAACACTGGGAAGGCTGGCATCCAAATACCAATTTAGAACATGTTAAAATTAAAATGGGTCAGCAGATGGGTCTTGAAATGTCTCAAATGGGTTACTATCCACAACAGATAAAAGAAGCTGATCTTACTAATCCTTCATATCCATCATTCTTTGAAAATACAAAAGAAGAAGATGTTGGAGCAGAGTTAAGAGCAATGATGTCAAGAATGGGTGTTTCAGGAAGCGTGAACGCAAATAGAAATCCATATGGATCAAGCGAAGTAAATATATTCTCAAACCTTAGGTTAGTTTAGTATGTTTGATTTTCTTAAAGGGCAAAGAGCAAATACTAATGTGTCTCTTAACTCATTGCCAGACACCACTTACAATCCAGTTAACCTAGCTATGCATCAGCGAGCTCTAAGTGGAACGATGTATGGTCTAGGTGGAATTGTAAAAGCAGATGTTATTGATGGTGTTGTTAAGTTTGTTTACGCTAGAACAGGTGAAGCTTTTTCTACAGTAAGAGAAGCTTTTAATAAAGCCAGTACAGATGGGGTTACGACTTTTACAAGGTTAACCGGAAGGCTTGAAGACTCATCATTAAATATGAGGGGTCTTGGTGGAATGGAACAAAGGCTTATCGACATACAAAAAAGACTTGGAACTCTATCACAAAATACATTAACAGAGCTTGGAATATCCGATCCATCTAAATTATATTTTGAGATTGGAACATTTAGATCAGTACAAGGCAATACTCAAATAAGTAATAAGATTAAAGAAGGTGTTGTAATTCCAGATGACGGTGAATTTAACTTACTAAAAGTTTTTGTTGGTGATCCAGGCAAAGGTGCTGCATTGTCTTTTAAGCAAATATCTGAATTGTTTAGTCTTACGTCTGACGATGTTGGTGGAATATTTGGTAGAGAAGAGTTAATTAAATCTCTTCAAAGCGGAAAAACTGGTTCATTATTTTCTAAAGTTGGAAAAAGAGTTAGAGGAGCAATAGGTCTTAGGGATATTTCTTTAGCTGGAGACCAATTAAAAGAAATGTTAGGACTAGCTGGAATACAAGGTGATTCATTAAATGAAACAAATGTAAAAATATTTAATGTTTCCAAAGATCTTTCTCAGATTACTCAGAACTACGAAAGACTAATAAACGATCCTAATTTTGCTAACATAAACAAATCAGATTCTTTAAAATCACAGTTTTTAATGCAAGGATTAGACGAAGAACAAAAAGCTTTTTATGGTGGAATTGTTAATTTTGAAGATTTAACTGAAACACTTAAAACAACAACTTTCTTAGATAAACAAGGAAAAGTTAGTGCTAGAGGTTCTGCTGCTCTTCAGTCAATATTATCTGGAGTAGATTCTCAAGATGACCAAGTTAAAAGTATGAAATCAATTTTAGAAAGTGCTTTTGAATCCCAGTATGACGGAACTTCAGTTATAAATTCAAAAGTTTTTAATGCAATGTCAAAACAAATGAGGTCAGAGTTAACTGCACTAGAAGCTGCAGTAAGATCTGGTAGTAGCAGTCCTCAGATAGAATCTAGAATTACAGAACTAAGATCACAGCTTCAAAACATGACTCCAGATAATTTTCAAGCAATAACTAGCAGAATATTTTTTCAAGATAATAATACTCCAAGAATGGTTAAAGCAGTTGTTGATCAAGCTAATCTTAGAGGTCCACTAAGTAAGTATGCATTAATTACTACAGACGTAGCAGTAAAACGTGAGACTGCAATCATGCGGACAAACAAGTTCTATAAACTTAGTTCTTCAGGGAGATCCAAGCTCAAAAGTTTTTTACGATCCACTTGCTCCAGCGTTTCATGGAAATGTTTTTAACAATGAAACTACTCGTGAAGCTCAAAATAGAAGAACTACAAGAGTAATAAATTCTCTTCAATCTGCATTAGAAACCGGAGAAATTAGCCCAGTTCTAAGAAAACAAATTTTTGAAGGAGCTGAAAAAAATCTATCAGAACTTCCAGCAGCAAAAAGATCAAGCGCTGAAAGACAAAGACTGTACATGAGGGAGTTAAAGGGCGCCATTGAAAGTGGTCTAGACATAAGAACAATGCCTCAGCTTTTTAATTATCTATTTAAAGAAGTTCAATCAAATTTATATAGAGAAAAAGATGGATTCTTTCAGCCAGCATTAGAAGATGCATTTAGAGTAGCTATTGATACCGAACAGTCATTCTACGGTGGAAGAACAAGCGCAAATACACTTGGGCCAATATTAGGCTCTGGAAGAAGGTCTATTAATGTTAAAGGACAAGCAATAGATGCTCTTGAATTTCAAATGCAAGGTCATAAAATGTTGTTTGCTGGAAACGCTGCACTTAAATTTAAACACGCTCTTGGTGGATTCGACTTAGACGACGAAGGCATAGTTATGCCCAGGGTCTTTCAAGATGCTAGTGGAAATCAAAGGTTAAGTACATTTATATTTCGTCAGCCAACTGGACCAGCAGAATTTATTTTTGCAATGCCAAAATTTGGTTCTTCTGATACCATTAAAATGTTTTTAGAAAATAACGATGCCCTTATGGAGCAATTAGATTCGGTAAAAGATCAAGATCAAATTTTTGATTTAATTAACCGCTCATTGACAGCTAAAGGTACGGACAAAAAAAGCATAGACATACTACTAGCCAATTTAGCAGAGTCTGATTTAGTTAATCGACCAGACAAAGCTGGCTCAGTAGAGGATGCAATTTTAAAGTTAATGTCTGGAGCAGAAACAAAAGGTTTATATACAAAACAACTTATTAAACATGATGACCAAATCATGGAAATGCTAAGAAGAGAAGGAGGAGGTGTAGCCTCCCCTCTTGAATTGACAAAAGAAAAAGTAGAAGAATTAATATCAAAAGGTTCTAAGTTTGTTGATGAACAATTTTTAGTTAATCAATATAACTACGGGTCTATATTGAGAGTATTTAAAGAGGCAGGAAAGTTTAATTTTCTTGATGAAACACAATCAGAATTAAGACAATTTTTTGGTGATCAAACAGGAAAAATATATACCCAAGAAGAAATAGGAGAAGCACTAAGTACATCAAGTGGTCGCAAAGCAAGAAAGCTTCAAGCTATTATTGAGTCTGACTACCAGAAAAAAGCTATAGAAGCTCTTTCTAAAAAAGAAAATATTGGTCAGTACATTAACAAGATGTTAATAGCAACAGCTTCATCTGATCAAGAACAGAACATTGTTGATAAGCTAAGAGCTAAAGGCTTAGGATCTAGAGTTGATGACATAATATCTAAAACAACCGCAGGAATTATTTCCCCATCTGATGTAGTTGATATTGTAACTAATCTTTCTGGAGATCAATATCTTCTTGGAGAAGCTGCAGTAGGTAATCAATACCAGGTTCTAAAAGAGCTTATGGATAACAATGGACCAGAAGCAACTCTTGCAGTTGAAAGAATTCTTAAGCAAAAGGGTTATCAAGATGGAAAATCACTTTCGCAAAATGTTGCTGACGCAGCAATACAGGCTAAGTTCGAAAGAATAGGAAGACTTAGGGCAATGGCACTTGAGGCTGGAATGTCCGGAGAAGACCTTGCTGGAATAGATCCAGAATTTATTAAAGCAAGACTTAAAAGTCCAGACGCTTTAAATATGGCAATTGATTCATTAAGAGAAGGATTTGTTAAGGAAGCAGGAAACACGCTTCAAACAAATGAAGCAATGAAGAGTTACATCTCTGAAATTGATTTAGCTAAAAAAGCAAACGATTCTTCAGAATTAAATGAACAGGTTATAAGAATAGCTGGAATGGCAACTGATAGCAAATTTGCTCACGCAAGTGCTATGGCTAAAATTGGAAAAAATAATAAAGATGCTGTGGACGCATTGTCTGATTCGGTAAATGCAAGAAGGACAACTCAATATCTTGGAGAGATTAATACCTCTAGAGAAGCTACTACAATAGCTGAAAATATACTTAACGAATATTCAAGACTATCTGCTGAAAGTGAAGATGTTTTGTCGAATATATCAGCTAAGACTGGAGCTGAATCAGAGAGTTTTATTTATGAGGGCCTATTAAAGAAGCAACAAATAGGAGAGCAGCTAAGGTCTATGATTTATGCTGGCGTGCAAGGAACTCAAAATACTACAGTTCAAGACATATTGGATAATATGGAGAGACTTTCTAATACATCTAGATTTAGAGGCACAAGGGGTTACGAAGGATTACTAAGTGGAACTGGTGACGAAAATGATATTAAAAATTTAGTTTATGGATCTCAAAGAGCAAGAGAGTTAAAGTTCTTAAGAAAGCAAGAAAATATAGAATCTTTAGCAAATCAACTAGATGACATGATAGCTCAAGCTAATGCAATGAGTCCGCAAGACAGAGCAGATATCTTAAGACAATCAAGAGATGTTCTAGAATCACATGTAAGAATGAATACATCGAGAGTTTCTGATGACCACAGACTTGCAGCAGCTTTTATTGCCGCCTCTGAATCAGAAACTGGACTAGCTAAGATGGGTCTAGATGAAGACACATTACTTATTTCTAGAAGAATATTACAATTTTCTAATGCAAGAAGATATCTTAAAGATACCGGGATGGAAGATATCTTATCTTATTCTGGGACTGGTGGAATCGATTTAGACGACAAAGGCATAGATCAAGATGTTAGGTCTAGGGTTTTGTCTGGACTAACTGAGTCTGATCAAGAGGATGATCTTACTAATTTAGCTCAAGCAAATCGTGGAAAATATAAAAGGTTGACAGACTCATGGAGAGATGGAAAACTTGGTGAAGCATTTGATAATCCAATAGTAAAAAAATCAGCCTATGCTGCAGTAGGTTTAATTGCAGCTAGTTTTATTTACTCTGGTTCAAAAGATAGAGGTGAACAAGAAATATCAGGTCCACCACTTTTGCCAGGTGGATCAGCATATGAAACTCTTCCTCAAAGAACCCCTCAGATACCAGATGCTTCTATGTTCTCGGGTTATAAACCAGGAGTTGGATATTCAGTTCACATTGAAGGTTCAAGAAATCAGATAGAAGCTTTTGGCAATAGTGCAAGATCCGTTGCTAAAGGACCAATTAACAGTACTATGTCTAGAGGACTCCCTCAATTAGGTAGAGATCCCTACTCAGAAGTAGCTAGCTCTTTTTAGGTGTTGATATGATTCTTGGTGCAGACAATCAAAATAAAAATTTAAGAATAGCATCAAATATTAAGTCGAATCCAAATACAAAAACAAGAACAGCAAATCACTACTCAGCTTCAATCTCAACTTCTAAGACATCAGAATTTTCTAGTTCTGCAAGAACGCAAAGAACTACAGCTCATCAATCTAGAAGTAAATTAAATGATGGCAACCCAGATCCAATTAGAGGGTCTATGGAGGGTCTAGATACTGGTAAGTCAGCTCATGTTCAGATGGACAATAGAGGTTATGATGCAACTCAACTTCAAACAGCTAGGTATAAATCTAAAGATAAAAACTTTAGCACTCAAAGGGGTGCTAGTTTTCTTTTTACAAATAAACAAAATCAAGGTATAATTAATAATTATACAAATGAAACTATGACTGGTAGCTCCAGTAATAGACTAAATCAATCTCTTAATATTAACGGAATGTTTTAACTATGGCTGAACAGGTATTAAATACAGAAGTAACAGAATACATGAAGGGCCTTACGCAGGTCGAGATTGAAGCAATTATAGCTGATGTTCAAGATTTATTTGATTACTACTATGAGCCTGGTTTACAAGCGATAAGAACAGCAATTAATAATGATCCTAATGTTGGATGGAAACAACAATTTCTAAACCCATTATCACAGTTCAATAGTGCATATTTCGAATATGATTATTTAGAAAATGGATTAAATACACGTATAGAAACGCAGAATGGTCCATCAAGTGCTACTCAAGATAGAATTAAAGACCTTTATAATATTTATTTTAAACCAATAAAAGACGCTGGAAAAGGCATTACTAGGACAAACCCAAAGGTTAAGTCTAGTACTGGTGGATTAAAAACTACAACTGGTCCAACTTATCCAGTAATGAGCGCTGGAATTCTATCTTTTGGCGAAGAATTTTACCCACCAAATCTTTATAAAAGAACAAACTTATATCAATCGCTTGGTTCAAAAGATACATATTCCGCAATAGCATTTACTGACTACATGTTCAGGTATCTTCTTAATTCAGAATCTACTAAGGAGCCTGAGGTAGAGAAATATGTAACACAATATATAGCAAGAAATTCAGACCTTCCAGGTAAAGATTTGGGGATGGTCTACAATAGACTTTATAGTACAACTATAGCCGGAACGCTAGCTGCATTAAGAGCTGTAAAAGAAAAATTACAGAATTACAATGCAGAAAGTCAAGATTATAAATCAAACCCAGAATCATCGGTAGTCGAAGGTGCCAATACAACATTTTTAGAAGAACAACTAAATACAATTTTAGGAAAGTGGAAGGTTACTTTCAACCTTGATGGTTATATAGCAACTAAACTTCCAGAAAGAGTACTTGACGATTCCTCAAAAATAGAATCAATTAAAAAAGGTTTTTATAATTTATTTAAACCATCTGGTGCGGCGACTATCCCAGCAAATGAAAAATATGGCAAAAACATATGGGACAAAATACGCACTAGTGGACTACTAGATCTAGCAGTTAGTGCTGGTTCTATAGCTGAATTTGCTCAAAAAAGATTTTCAGTTGGATCAGACTTATTGGATCCAGTAAAAGGAAGTGCAACAAATGCTCTTGATCCAGTAAGAGACACGATGTGGCTCAATGACCTATCCAGGGTTATGACAACTCTAACTAGAGATCCAATTACTCTTTCTATAATACAAAACTATTTTCCAAATTTAGTTACATTATTTTTTAATGCTACCGCAGCTGCAGCAGATTATTCTGGTGGAAGTTCAGATGACCCAATAAATAACGTAGAAGCGTTAGCTAAGTCGCTAATTGATTCTTTTGGTTTAGACAAAGATGGTAAGCCAGTTTTTGAAGCTGCATGGGACTTCATTAACACTGGACAAAGGATACAAGAAGCACTTAAGCAGTTTCCTTTCAGGGAAAACATTACACCTAAAACACCAGACTCATTCCATCTAAGACTTGGAGCATCAAACTTTTATGTTCCTCCAGTTGCTATATCTATTAATTCTCAGTTTAAAACTGGAAGTCTTACCGGTGGAGCAATCAGGCAAAAGAGTTCTCCAAAGTTCAATGCTGGGTACAAAGAAACTTCAATAAATCTTAAATTATTTTTTCCTAATTATGAAGAAATATGGGGAATATCAATAGATGGAATTAAAGATTTAAGTATTGATAAAGATTTTAAAATTGATTTTAAACAAGCAGGAAATGAAGAGCAGATAGATAAATTTCTTTCTTCATTAAGAGGTCTTGTAGCGGCATTTAAATATGCTCCGATACTTCCAATTAAAAACGTATACTTAAATTCTGTTCATGGAATAACTGGAGTAGCTCTTTCTTCAATGAGCATCTCAACTATTCCTAACTATCCATTTGCTTTAGTGGTAGACCTAGAGCTTCTTAGCTTTAATCATAAACCATTCCTTCCAATGATTAAAGATTTTAATCAAGCTGTTCATTGGGGTAAGTTTAGACACTACATGGGTAAAGCCGCTGGAAGTCTACATAGTTATATAAATGAATCATTCTTTACCGAGATAGACCCCAATGAACCTGCAACACGCCTTGCTGGAGATAGAGGATATGAGCTAATACAGCTTAAAGAAAAAGATGGAGAAGAGCCAGATCTTATAAAGGATCCGTTTAAGAATGATGTATTTAATACGAATGTTATAAAAGAATGGCGTAATGGAAATAATATAAGTCTATATATTCCAGAAAGAACGCAAACAAAAATATTTACTCCAGACACATCTTCGTTCAGAGGAGAAGAGGAAAAACTCTTAGAAGATACAGGTCAAGCATTTTGGCAAAGCGCTCTTAAGTCTATAGGTATTGACATAAACGAATCAGAATCATATGGCAGAAGTCTTGATTCAGTAGTTCAAACTTCAATAGAAGGATCAATAAGTCCTTCCGCTAGAAGGATAGTCTTAGAGAGCATCGACATCATTCTTGCTGGAAAAAATAGAAAAGAATTTAATGAGAAAGCTTATGACTTCTATGCAAAAGCTTTTGTATTTGAAAATAAAAATTCATTAAATCAACCTGAAATCAATTATATTTTAGCTAAACCTGGCAGCTTACCTCCAGGTGATTATACATCAAATGCAACAAAATACTACTATAGAAGTAAACCGCTTGAAAAACCTAAGCCAGATGGTTTTTCTGATAACTATTCTTTAAAAAACATCAGAGATTTATTTGAAAAATCATCTACTGGAGTTAAAGCGTTCTTAAATAATCTTTCTGAGCAAGACGCTCAAGAAAAAGCATCGACAACTGGTAAGAAATCAGAAGAGTTTATTGAGCAATCCAAAGAAGATATTGGTAGAGCGTTTAACGTCTTATTCTATAATAGATATTTTAATAGTGGTCCTATCCAAAAATTGATGGAAGCTAAAAGATTAGGATCTGCCAACTATCAATTCAATGAATGGGAAGTTCCCATGATGAGAGTAGATCTAGATCCAAAGGCGGTAATAGTCAATGGTGTTTCTTTAACCCTAGGAAACAACCTGGCAAAAATGCAACTTCAGATGCAAGACGAGCCAACATATCAACATATAGGTGGCAAAGATACTTATATGAATATCTCTATGACTGTATTTGGAGAAAAAGAATTAATAAAATTAAGAAAAGTTTTTGAACATATTAACGGCCTTGCAAGACTAGAGCACTCTACTGGAGTAATAGGATTCATGGGCATAAAGAATATTATTGCTGGTCTAGCCGGCATGAAGTATGTAATGCCTTTAACCTATCAAGTTGACACCATTAATAATTATCCTCACGTTTATGATGTAAGAATTTCTTTTGTGGACTTTGACATATTTCAACAGCAAAAAGAAAAACTTTCATCAAAACAACAAGCTGATATGATTAAAACATTTGGCACAAAGAAAAATCCATTTCTTCGCATAAAGCAGTTATGGGGATCATTCAATGCTTATCCAGATTTTCCATTAATGGTTAAGGATTCAGCTGGAGAAACTGTTGGAACACTAGATCCTGATTATTATTTTAGATCTTTTGAGATGTTTGATGATGATGTTATTCATCATCTTCAAAGTGAAGAAAAAAAGTTAGAAAACTTTACTGTTTCTCCAAAAGGATTAGACTCTCAATCAACAACAAGTAATCAAGCTAGAAATAGTAAAATACTTAATGATATTAAAAACTTAATTATCAATAATGATATTGCAGCTTTAAAAAATTATTTTAATGAACAACAGATTACATTAACTGAAGCAGCTGCCTATGTAGAGGGAGCTGTAAGAGAATTCCTTAAAGGTCAAAAGTCAAATCTTCTTTCTGATTTCATTGAAGAATTCCCAGAGGTAGATGGTCAAGCCGTAAAGCTTTCTGTAGAAAGAACTGTTGGCTCAGAAGGAATAAAATATCAAACCAAAGTTGGAGATGTTAAATACTCGGCAGACAATGCAATTGGAGAAATACAAAAACTCCTTAGTTCAACACAAAACTCTTCTTCCAATGAAGAGTTTATCAGTATTAACACTGAGGAATTAGATATTCACCACACCATAACGCTAATACCTGCATCAGAAAGCGTTTCAGACGATAAATTGCCAGCGATGCTTTATCACGCAAATGGCTATCATCTTGGTTATGTTGGAAAATATGATAATAGATTCTACTTTACTTCTGATGGAGTTCAATTAACTAAGGGAAGTTCTAATGATCCAAGTGATGGCAAGATAGAGTATAGGCCAGTAGCTATACCTTTTGGAGATACTGATAGTCCATCAAAAGCATACGCTGCAAGAGATGCAAAAGGTAAAGAGATGGGCGCAGCTCATATAACATCATTGGGCGGAACTGGTTCTAACTTAGCTAGAACTCATGATCCCTATACTAAAAGCGATGCAAATACAGCAGAAGTAACATCTACCAGTAGCACTGAAGGGTCAGTAGCAAAACACTGGGAAAGAATGTTGATCGATACTAAGTATCGTGACATATCTGGTCGAATGATTAGAGCGTTTCCAACATACATGCTGTGGCTTATTGATGAGGGCGGTTTTGTATCTGGCGTAAAAGTATTTGATAATTTTTATGGCCTGCAATCAGTAATAGATTTTTCAATTGTTCAATCTGAAGATATCCTTGGAGATACTCTAATACTCAGAGTGTCAAATATGTACTCTAAATTAACCACAGCCGAATCAAGTGCTATTTTTAGAGTAGACGAAGAATACAATGACCAGCCTACTAATTCAGTAGAGGGTATAGAGTCTATACTTGATAGAGTTTTGAGTAGAGCCAGATTTGCAGCTGCACACATGCAAAACGATTACATAGTAGATATCAATAATATAAGACTTAAACCTGGCGTTAGAGTCCACTTAAGAGGTGGATACGGGTCAAACCCTAATGCTTTGCAGACGCTTTTTAATGGAATTATTACTCAAGTTGAAAACGGTGAAATTGTAACAATTACTGCTCAGTCCGATGCAATAGAACTTAGCCCTATAGTTAACTCTACTAATAAAAAAGGTGATAGTGGAAAAATAGATGGTGGCATAAACACTGGATTTTGGCTTTCCGAACCAAGAGATCTAATGGTAAGACTTTTGTCAATGGGCAGCTCTAGGTTTAGGGAAGGTCTTGCTCACGCTTCAAGAGGAGTAGTATTTTCTCAAAATAAATTTGGAATAAGACATTTTGGCTCAATGACATATGAGCCACTCAACGATATAGAAAAAGCAAAAAATGAAGCTGTAGTTTCCTCAGTCAAAGAGGCTCACAGTTCGTTGGGACCAGGTTCTGGAAACTCTTCGGGAAGTGGTTCCTCTGTTGATGTTTTGACTTCTGGAACAATTGAAGGAATGAGAAATTTTGGTCCAGAGATAAGACCCGCTGGAGTGGGTCTGATGCACACTTTGTGGGCTAACTTTTCCGCTCAAAGAGATTTTGAAATTTTTAAAAGAAATATTTATCCAGGAAATGGAACTGGAATAGCACAATTTTTAGGAGGAGACTTAGGCGATGGATGGGCCTCGGTAGCAAGTCTAACTCCAGATGAAAAAACAAATGAAAGAATAAATTACATAGGAAGAGTTAGTGATTACTCTTGGAACAAGCTTACCGCTCAGTACAGTCAAGGTTATAGTCCTGCTGGAGCAGATGCCAAGTCATTAATTGATACTAATTCATCGGCTAATCAGATCAATAATAGCAATGGTTCTGCAGACGTTGGTAGAGCTATGATAGGTGGAGCAATAGCTGCAGCTGGAATAGCAATAACAGGAGGTTTGGGTGCTCCAATAATCGGAGGAGCATTAGCTCTAACTGGTCTAGGGGGAGTTCTTAGCGGAAGAGGCGGAACTCACATAATGAATACGCTAGGAATTACATCAGGGATGGATGACGATCTTCCTGGGCTTGATGAAGTTTCATTTAGAGCTCAAACATATATGAGAAGTGTTTGGGATTTATTCCAGATGTGTGCAAGATTACTTCCAAACTACATTGTAGCAATAAGACCATTTGAAGATAGGTCAACTGTTTTTTATGGCAAACCGCATTGGCTGTATACTTCTGGAGTTGTTCCACTAACTACTGGGTTCCCGGTAAGATCAAAAGCTAAAGAGCTTGGAATTATTGCTCCAACAGAAATAGATGTTGATGATTTCTTAACAAAAACAATGGAGCAATTAAATAAAGAATCAAGTCCATTAGCTGATTCAGCAGCATTTAGTGCTGGTAATTCATCACTTATTTCTATAACTGATACGCTGTCTATGCAAATGAATACAACCGCTGAAGGAAGCGTTTTTCTACCTTCATCTGGGGATGGTAGTTTTAAGGGAAAAGTAGTACCATTTGGATATAAATCCACTATGGAATTTACGGGTTCAAATGGAACTATTATTTCTAAACTTCCCGTATCAATGGGATACGCAACAATAGGCTATCACCTTCCTATTGGAGGTGACTTAACTGAAACTGAATTAAATGAAGAGCAACTTTCTAGCCATAGACAGATAAGCGAGCTCCCATATAGATACAGATTTCCTTTCTTTACAGAAAGAAAAGACACTGTAATTCTAGAAGATTTTGCCTATTATGCTTTAGCTGATGAGCTTGGTACTTGGAGTAACGATGATTATAAGTCTGATTATCAAACACTAGCCTTAGACAACTGGTCATATAATGGTGGTGGCGGAAGTAAAGGCGAAACAAACTGGGTGAATTTACTTAAAAAAGAATCACAGATAGTAACCACTAACACGACAGATAGTGTTAACCTTGAAAATAGAAACAAATTAAAAATTGCTATTAATATGGAAATGGGAAATACTCCCATTTTCTCCGCTGACTCATCTATATCCGGAGATGCTTATATATTTTCAGAAAGATTAAATGGGAGTATTTCTAAAATTATTAGAATGCCACTTCCACAGATCGACCTTGCACAGATCGGCGTAACTTTTGCACAAGATAGAGAAGTTGCAAAAGATTATGAAATACTTAAAATGTATAATACTACCTCTAACGCAGCAGCTCTTCAAGAGTGGACTGCTCCATCAAATGCTCTTGAAGAGCAATTTTACATCGCTATGCAATGGCCGTATAAACCTTTATCAGAAGGTGGCGGGGTAAACCTTGATTCATCAATTCCGTTTGATGCATCAAATTCAAGCGCAGAAGCTTTTCTTGATCACTATGGTATTACTGAAACATTTGGAAATGTAAAAGATTATAAAAATAGAAAAGTTATGGTTTATAGTCCAAGTACAGGAAAAGCAGTTGTTTGTAAACCAGCTTATTTTATGTGGGGAAATAGCACCGTAAGAATACCTGAACAAGCTTCTGGTAAAAATCGTGATGAATTTGGAAACGCAACAAGCATAGATAGAGATGCCTCACGGAGGCACAAACCAACTTATGTTTGAGCAAGAGGTTCCTCTTTCTGCAATAGTATCTCCTGATGCTGCTTACTTTCTTGGAATATTAAATTTAACTCCGATAGAATCAGAATTTTGGTCAGATGGCAAATCTTCAAAAAGCGAAAACGAATGGGCTGGCGCAGAAGATGCTATTACCGCTCTAGCTAGAGCAGGAATAGCTCCATTCCCAATTGCTAGAAACTGTTATTACGCATTTGTTCCAGACACCACTCCTTTAGGAGTTGTTCCAGATATGTTGCTACCGGCAGATGAATTTAAAGCAGCTGATGGAACAACTATTCAAGAGATTGGTAATGGTCAAAAAATAATAGGATTTGGTCTATTTACCGTAAAAGGTAATAGCAAAAAAGAAGTAGTTAATTCCAATAACTACAGTCAATCAAAAGGTTCATTTAATGAATTCTTTGAATTGCAACTTTCATCTAATGTAGAATTATCTAATGTTATTGATTCTGTTGGAAAACTAGAATTAGGTGGAAATATATATGGAAATGGAACAG